GGTAAAAAATATAAAGTATTCAGCAGAAGTGCAAGAACCTAATTTTCATTTTTTTGAACAGATGTTTTCAATTCCAGATGGTAGCAATCTGAATGGATACTATCAAACGGAGAAGTATTTTAAACATTGTGAAGAGTATATTAGATATCTTTTAACTTTCCAAGATTCAATAATAGAAGAAAGTAAAAAGCTTTTTCCAAATGTAGAAAATGAAAAGGTATCTATTCATTTAAGAGTTGGAGATTATGCAGCTCTTCAACAGTTTCATCCAATAATGGACTCTCATTACTATCAAGCTGCGATGAATTATTTTTGTGATGAAAATTATGAGACAGATAAATACTTCTTAGTATTTTCTGACGATATAGACTATGCAAAAAGATTAATAGGCGAAGGAGATTGTGTACTCTATATGGAAAATAATCCCACAGAAATAGATCTTTGCTTAATGAGTATGTGTGATCATAATATTATTGCAAATAGTTCTTTTAGTTGGTGGGGAGCATGGTTAAATAATAATCCAAATAAGAAAGTGGTCGCTCCAAAGAAATGGTTTGGACCTGCATATACTCACAATACAAAAGATTTATACCCAGAATCATGGATAATAGAATAAACAAATTTTTTAGTGTAGTAATACCGTGTTGGGAAATAAAAGGGAAAGGCGTAGATTATTTAGAGTGGTCATTCAATATACTTGCAAATCAAACATTTAAAGATTTTGAAGTAGTTATATCAGATCATAGTGTAGATGATGAAATAAGAGACTTATGTGATAGATGGTTACCTTATCTTGATATAATATATACAAAGAATTCACACGGTAGAGGAAAGATCTCTCCTAATCTAAATAATGCTATTAGGCACGCTACTGGTAAATACATTAAGATTTTATTTCAAGATGATTTTCTATATGACCAAGAGTCTCTAGAAATTATTTACAAACATATAATAAATAATGCAGAAAAATATTGGTTCGTTAATGCTTGTGTACATACGAAAGATGCAGTAACTTGTTATGACCCTATGTTTCCCATGTATCACGATAGGATCCACGAAGGTTATAATACAATATCGTGTCCTACTGTACTTACTATTAAGAATGAAAACGTAATGGAATTTGATGAATCTTTAAATTGGTTAGTAGATGTAGATTACTATAAAAGATTATACATCAATCATGGACTTCCAGTGATAATACAGCATATATGTGCAGTAAATAGGGATTCAGAAGTAAGAACTACAACTATGATTACAGAGCAAGAAAAAATAGAAGAAGTTAAAAGAGTAATAGAGAGATATGATAATCAAAAATATTTAGACTTATCTAAAGTAACACTCATAGCCGTCACTTCTGTAAGATTGCAAGAGCACATAAAAGCACTAATGTATAGTTCTAAAAATATAAAATTTGGAGCTATAAAGCTTGTATCCCATGAAAAACCAGAAAACTTACCTGATAAAATACAGTTCGAGTATATAGAGAAGATGAATAATATAAATGAGTGGAACTACTCTATGATATATAAATTAGGAAAGTACATAGACACTGAATTTGCTATGGTGATTCATGATGATGGATTTGTAATTAATCCTAGTTCTTGGAAAAATGAATTCTTTGATTATGATTATATAGGAGCCCCCTGGCCAATACCACATTCATCTGACAAAGTATCTTATAGAGATATTAATGGAGAATTAATAAGAGTAGGAAATAGCGTATCACTAAGAAGTAAAAAATTAATAGATCTTCCAAATCAATTAAATTTAGAATGGAAAGCTTTTCATGGATATTATAGTGAAGATGGTTATATAGCAGTAAATTATAGACACATATATAAAGAATATGGTTGTAAATTTGCCGATTTAAATATTGCCAAATATTTCTCTCACGAGACTGAAATTCCTGAAACTATTGGTATAGCCCCTTTCGCATTTCATGGAAAGAATAGTGTACATAGGCAACTATTAAATACAGTATAAAAAATGATAGCCACAGAATTTGTATTTGGCCAAGGATTTGGAAACCAATTAGCATGCTATGTAACAACGAGAGCAATTGCTAAAAGAAATGGTTATGAATTTGGATATGAAGGACAAGAAAACTTTGGAGATAAGAGATATAATGATCGAGGTGTATACTTCATGAATATGGATATGGGAATTCCCGTAAGCAGAATAGAAAGAACCTATACAGAAAGAGAAAGAAGAATAAAGTTTACTCATTCCCACCACGATTCTACAATAGGTTGTGATGTTAGATTAATAGACAATGATTTAATCAATGTATTAGATAATACAAAGATTATGGGTATCATGCAAGGAGAGGATTACTTTTGGGATTATAAAGAAGAAGTTAAAGACTGGTTGAAAGTAAAACCTGAATTTGATTGCATAGACTATAGAGATGATAATATCTGTGTATTAAATATTAGAGACTATGAAGGAGATCCAACGCTATTCCTACAAAGAGATTATTGGTTAGCTGCTATTACTCATATGAGAAGCATTAATCCAAAAATGAAGTTTGTCGTTATCACAGAAAATCCAGAAGTTGCAAAGCGACAGTTACCAGAATTAGCAGATAATTGTTATCACTTCGATTTAGCAAAAGATTATTCTATAGTAAAGAATGCAAAATGGCTTATATTGTCAAATTCTAGCTTTGCATATTTCCCAGCGTTCTGTAGCGATGCTAACCTTATAATAGCACCAAAGTATTGGGCTAGACATAATGTATCTGATGGCTATTGGGCATGTGGTTATAATATATCTAGAAAGTTTACCTACATGGATAGAGCAAGAACACTACAAACATATGACGAAGTAATTAGAGAATTTGAAATATATAAACAAGAAACCAAAATATATGATATTTGATGTTTTTACAATGAATAATGAGCTAGATCTTCTAGAGCTTAGATTAGAAATGTTAGATCCTTACGTTGATATGTTTGTAATTGTAGAATGTGTTAGCACATTCTCAAGAAAACCAAAACCTCTACACTTTGAAGAGAATATGATAAGATATAAAAAGTATTTGCATAAGATACATCATCATGTGACTAGATTTCCTCCCGAGTCTTACGAAGATCTTCAATCAAGAATAGAAAATCCACAAACTACAGATTTAGAGAGACATATTTGTATGCAAGCGTTAACAAGTACTAATGTTCCTCCTGGAGAACTTCATTGGTTAAATGAATTTTATCAAAAAGAATTTATAAGAAAAGCATTACTAGATGCAGATGCTTCTGATCAAGATATTATTATGGTAGGAGATTTAGATGAAATCTGGAATCCTGAATATGATTATAATTTTATAGATGATGTTAGCATATATAAACTTAAACAACTTGTCTATTCTGGATATATGAACGTTAGATCTAATGAAGAATGGGCAGGTACACTTGTTACTCGATATAAGAATATAAAAAATGCATGTCTTAATCATTTAAGAACAGCTTCAAAAACCAACTATGTTTATATAGATAATGCAGGTTGGCATTTTACTTTTATGGGCGGCCCAGAACAGATTAAACACAAAATTCAATCTTATGGTCACCAAGAATTTAATAATGAATCTGTAATTAATAATGTTGAGAATTTATTAAAAAATAATCAAGACGTACTTGGAAGAAATAATTTTACTTTTTGGCAAGATGATGTAAATTTACCACAGTATGTGTTAGATAACAAAGAAAAATACAAACAATTTTTTAAATGATAAGCTACTGTATTCCGTCTAAGAATAATCTTCGCTATTTAATACCCTGTATAAAATCGATAAGAGAGAATTCTCACTACGATAACGAAGTAATAGTTTTTGTGGATCAAGACAACGACGGTACCGAATCTTGGTTAATAGAAAATAACATTAAATACTTTGTCAACCAATCAGGAGCTCCATTGGGCATAGGACACGCTTACGATACTATGTTTAAGCAAGCAAGATTCGATAAAGTTGTAGCTTTCCACGCTGACATGATATTAGGTAAAGACGCTGATCTAAACATGATCAAACACCACTCAATAGGTAAAGTAGTTTGTTCAACTAGAATAGAGCCACCGCTACATCCGCACGGACCAGAAAAGATGACAATGGATTTCGGTCTATGGCCAGAAGAAATTAAGTGGAAAGAATTCGATGCTTACGTTAAACACTATTCGAACTTAAACTTCGGGGTGACAACAAAGTCCATGTTCGCACCGTGGTTGATCGATCGCAGGAATCACTTGGGTCACGATCCCTTGTTCTTATCAGTTTACGAAGATGCAGATCTATTTAGAAGGTTTGTGCTTGCTGGATACGAACTTGTGCAGTCTTGGGATAGTTTGGTATATCACTTAACTTGCAGAGGCGGCCAGTTTAGCGGCGCAACGAAGATGGAAGACTTCAAAAAGAAAGACGAAAACTGGTTGAGAAATAACCAAATATCTATGTTGGAATACGTGAGGAAGTGGGGAGGAATGTTTAAAGAGTACGGACCTTGCGAACCAAGACCAAATATAAAATATGACATAGGATTAAAGGTAACCAATGCTAGACACATACCAGAGATTTTGGGTTACGAACCTTATTTCAATTCGATGCAAGTCGACATCGATACACAGAAATATATCGAAAGCGCGCAACTTAATTCTAAGTTTGATATAAAAGCTAAATTCGTAGAAGAATTAACCAATGACATTATTGTGGAGTTGGACTGTTCTTCTAAGACCCAATTAGAGTCTTTTGATTATGCGATTCAAAACATAGAGGATTTACTAAGTTCGACAGAACCCAACGAGACTTATCAATTAGCCAACGACGGAATTTTATTAACAATAAAAGTAAAAGATAAAATTCCTCAAAACATAAAAATAGATTTATGGTAACATTCGTAATACCCTCGCACAACAATTTAAGACACTTAAAAAACCTATACGATTCCATAAAGACAAATGCTCCAAATGCAAAACTCGTATTTTTAGACGATGCGTCAACTGATGGAACTTATGAATGGCTAAAAGAGATTTCAGCAAAAGACGAAAACGTATACGAGCCCTATAGAACAGAACAAAGGGTTGGTCATACAGTGTTGTACGATGTGGGAATTTCCATATCAAAAGAAGACATAGTGGGAATCCTTCATGCTGACATGATCGTCGGTCCGAATTATATGGAAAACTTATTAAAACACTTAAAACCAAAAACAGTTGTGTGTGGAACTAGAGTTGAACCACCTCTCCATCCACCAGGCCAAGAGAAGATTATCATGGATTTTGGTATGGACTTTGACGACTTGAATGTCGATTCGTTCTACAAGTATGCTACGCAAGCCCAAACTCAATACGAAAATCAAATCACTTACGGAATGTTCGCTCCGTGGATAATCTACAAAGAAGATTTCGCTTCTATGGGAGGACACGATGCTTTGTTTTCTCCGTTTCCTTACGAAGATTCAGATATATTCCAAAGGTGGATGTTAAGTGGTTATAGGTTAATACAATCTAGAGACGCTTTTGTTTACCACTTAACTTGCAGAGGCCATAGATTTGTAGAAAAGGTTGGTAAAGATGACGATTACTTCGTGGCAGCAAACCAACGATCTATGAGAAATTATTTAAGAAAGTGGGGATCTTGGATACAGAACGATGAGTATCACCACCCCATTTTAACCCCTCGATACGAAATAGGCATAGTGATTAAAAATTGTAATCAAGATGACTTATACGCGCTAGAACCAAGATTCGATGCGGTTAGAGTAGATATGGATTATTCGTATTACATTGCAGAAGACGGAGAGCAGGGAGAAACTCCTTACGATTTGTCAGAGAAGATTAAACAAATTGGAGTACCACTAAACACAGAAGTAGAAATCACTATAGACGCAAAAAACATGAATAGCGTTACTGTGAATGGGATATTTAACATACATAAACTACTTGCAGAAAAACAATTAAGCAACGAACCAGTTCCACAATCGTTTAATTTAGGAAGTGCTGAAATAAAGATTAATGAGTACAAATCCAAGCTAACTACAATAGTGTCTTCAGAAACAAAGAGAAAATACTACATTAACGATGGACTGTATCAGTGCGTAAAGCCGGTGATAAAAAATGTATTTTAATACATATTTATTTTTAAAATAACAACATAAAATGTCAGACGTTTTTAAGCCAAAATTAAGAGTTAGCGTTAGCGGTAAAAATTTACCTGTCGCTTTCGACTTAAATACAAGCGAAACAAAAAAGGGTATAGTAATATACTTTATATTGGAAGAAAACATACAAGATCCGAGAGATTTACAAGAGTTAACTAATAAGATAAGCACTTGGTTGCAAAAGAAATTTGCCGATCAAGAATTGATGGTTACTTATAACGACCGTAATGCGTATTCTAAAAACACAATATCGTTCATAGTACCGATGGCTTCTATGGTAGATCTTTTAGTAAGAAGTTTAAAGGGAAGCGGTACAGCTTCATAAATTATAAATTATGGTTTCGAAAAAAAGAAGGCCTCCAAGAGCCATATTCTACGACGCCTTAAACGTAAAGGCCGAAGATTATAAAGATTCGGAGCAGTTGAAAACTCTGCTAAATAAAGAAATACCATTAGCGATATTTGACGCAGTTCATAACAGAAGAAATTCAGCGCTCGTATTCGAAATAAATAATTCAAGTAATTACTTAGAGATAAAAAAAGAATATTGGGCGAAGGCATTAGATTGGTGTTTACCACATTACGTGGAGTTAGAAGACTATAAAACTTGCTCTGAAATAAAATCTATTATAGAAAAATTAACACCTTAACAATGGCAGAAGATTACAAAGAAATACAAGCTGCTGTAGAAAGCATACTGAATGTAAAGACTCATGTAAAGAGGAAAAAAAGAAATCAAACAGAGAAGCGAATGGAGCTCTTTGTTAACGTTATATCTAGATTAGAAGAGATTATAGTGAGATCTCAGATAATGAGCGTAGACATGCAGTTAGATTTTTTTGAATACGATGAAAAATTTATGCAAGTTATAGACGCATTGTTTTACATAAATTTCGGTCAATCGGGATCAGATCTTATATCCTATTATTTGTATGAAAGAATAAACGAAGACGGATCGATCAATCCCATAATAGATAAGAACGGAACAGAAGTATACATAGAAACTCCTTATCAGTTGTGGAACGTATTAAATGACATGAAAGTTCACGATCAATGATCCCGAAAAAGAGAACAGGTTTACATCTAACTAGAAAAATATATACAGGAACTTGGAAGTATGCAGGATTGTCTCTTAGGGAAGAGGACATACTTGAGGCGATGAAGTACACGAAGTCCAATAACGAAGCAGCTAAGTACTTAGGTATATCTTATCCAACCTACAAAAAATACGCTAAGGCGTTCGTAGATCCCATCACCGGAAAAACTCTTTGGGAAACTCACCTAAACCAGAGTGGATTGGGTACATCTAGGCCCAACTTAAGCAGCTTTAAAGAAGAATCTTTAGATGAATTATTGCGTCCCAATCAGACGGCGACAGAAAAAAGAATAGCATCTCTAAAAATTAAACTACTCGCAGACGGTAGGTTGGGTCAAGCATGTTCTTGTTGTGGATACGATAAAGTTAGAAAATTGGACAATAGGTCTCCTTTACTTTTACACTTTAAAGATTTCGATAGATCTAATTGGTCGCAAGATAACATTACTTTGCTGTGTTACAATTGCGCTTTTGATAAGGGATTGGACGAGTTTAGTAAGTCTGTTATGAGAAACATAGATGCTTTCGGTGTACTCGACGAGGGAATAACTAATTCTGCTAGAAGAACTTTTTACCAATTAGAAAATAGCGTAGTTGACGCACTTAATGTTGTAGAGGGCTTAAACGAAGCTTCAGAGCGAGCAGCAAGAGACGAAAAAGAAGGTAAAGACGAATCCAACGATGACGACGGATCAGAAATGTCTTTGGTGAGTTATTTGTGGTCATGACTTCACCGTAACTAAATATTTTATTTTTAGTCAAATATCATATAATTTTACCTATATGAAGAAAAATAAAAATCTGCACAGAGGTACAGCTAAGCGAATATTTGAATGGTGCGTAAAAAATTATGGTAGATCAAAGTATAACGGTACATACCCAAATTTAAAATATGTAGATACCAACAAACTCGAAGGATTCACTGGTGACGGATTTTACGAAGACTTAGAAAACACAATATACGTAAATAGTAAATCACCGAATATTAAAAATTTAGAAGACTTAGCTAGGACGATAATTCATGAGTACTCACATTACAAATTTCATAATATGAACAAGTATTATGATCTAGCAGAAAAGTTCACTCATGATAATCATCCATACGAAATAGAAGCAAATCAAATAGAAGACAGAGATTACACAAAGTGTCTATTGCACATGAGACAAATTTTTAAAATTAAGTAATATTTACAATATTTATCTTCAGTTGACAATGGTATTAGAACAAGCTTTAGAGACGATAGCCCACTCGGTAATACCCGAAGGTGTACATGAAGTCCTACACATAGATTGTAGAGATGCATGGGTTAAAACAGTGTCTGATATGGTAGAAAAAAGAATGATGCCTGCAACTACACAAAACATTAAAAAGTTAGCGAATGGCTGGGAAACATTATTATACCTAAAATATAGCTCATTGAACTGATGGAAAAATTAGCTTTAACCTCATTATTACAACAACCAAACGTAACAACCGGACAAGACGTAATGTTACAGTATGGTGTACTCGGAGTTTTGTCCGTTTGCCTTGGATATTTTGCATACAATCAGTATACAAGATTACTTAAGAAAAACGATGATCTTGAGAAAAAAGTTGATAAACTTCAAAATGAAATGATGACGCTTTTAGTTGAAGAACGTGAGAGAATGTCACAATTAGTTAAAGAAAATACTCAAGCTTTAATAAGTTTACAGAACTTGATATATCAAACTTTAGTAGCAGCGCAAATATCGATACCAAACCACCTCACGAGCAATAAAGAGGAATAATCAAACACATATAAAAATAAGTTATGAAAGAAAAGAAGCACATTTGCAAAGTCTGTAAGAAAGAAATACATAGGCTTAGGGTAAAATTGGGATACACAGACACGTGCGTAGAGCATTCCACGTCTCAGAAGTATACAGGTATAATATCTTCGGTAGGAAACACAGAAACTTATGAAATGCAAATTATCAAAGATCCAGAATTGGCAAAGAGGATGGTCAACTTAGCAAATTCTAGATATTCAGACTAATATTTATTGAAAAATACCATGAAGCCCCAATTAAAAGAGATGCTTAAAAACATGTCTCCAGAAGATAGACAACAATTAAAAGAGTATGCAGATTCTTTAAAAGAGATACGAAAGGCGATGTCTGAAATAATAAAATCAGCGAAAAGCAAATCAATGAAAGAGGTTGGAGGCAATATGATGGGTAAATCATTGCCTATAAAATAATAAAATAAATCGTTATGAAAAAAACAAAAAAGCATTGGTATACGAATGTTAAAAAGTACATTTTAAATTTGTATTACCTTACATTCTACAAAAAAAGACTAGAAAAAGAGAGACTTCAAATATTATCTGGTTTATTAGATACAGATAATTCTATATGGAAATACGTAATCGATAAACGTAAAGCAATTCCATCGCTCGCTTCACATATATATGTCCAAAAATCACAGAAGATTGAATCTTTACCTATCAATCCTTCTACAGGAGAAGTATGGTTCGTAAATGAACACTTTCAGCCTAAAGATTCTGCTGATGTCATCGCAACTAATGCTGAATTTACTGGATCACTTAATAATGAGGACAGTACTAAAATAGCAGATTAAGATTCATGATAAAATTAAAAACCATATTAAAAGAAGTATTACAAGAACTTGAAATACCATCCAATATATGGATAGATTATGACTTGGGTAAAGTAGATAATGACGGTATGAATAATATATGGAATATGTACCAAACTTCATATCTTAAACAAGGCATGGATTTATCTGCTAATTCAGCTTCTGAAATGCGATCAAAATATAAAGCAGTTCGTTTAAAAGATATAGATAATGATAAGATACCAGATGCATTTATCATCTATAAACCAAGTACATTTGGTAATAAAATTGCATTACTTGCCACAAACGGAAAACCAGAAGCCAAAAGAGATTTAGTTAATCATGCAATTAAATTATGTAAAACTCCAGGTTGGTTTATTGAAGCAAGTGCAAAGATGGAGGATATTATGAAATCATCTGGTGCACCCGCAGTTACAGACGAAAAGAAAATTATAGATATTTTAGGTAATGATAAAGAGCTTGACTTTATAGGAGATGGATATTATACTCGTAATCTTTCGAAAGTAAATAAACGAATTGTAAAAAGAATCTACGGTATACCTAATTAGATTTAACATTCATAATTAAATAAAGGTTGTGACCAGAATAAATATAGGAATTCCAGTAAAAGAGTTACATTATAAACACTTATTGGCCGAACACCGAGAAATAGTCAGGGTACCTACGCTGGCAAAAAGAAGAACGCATTTCTCGGACATACCTAAACAGTTTACCCTCGGTAGGGGTCACGTTAAGTTTTTTTACGATAAGTTAAAGTATCTAAGGAACAGATACGAAGAGCTCTTCGAAGAGTGCATCAATCGAGGATTCAATGTCACGTATTACGGCACTTCGTGGGCCGACGTACCTGAAAAATTGATGGGCGATTATATACCGACCCAAAACGATATAGAGATTATAGAAAAAAGATTGAAGGAAAGGGCACCTAAGAATTAAAATTAATTGTATAAATTATTTTACTTATTTTTATCAAAAGTACAAATAATGTTTATACAATAGAAGTTTATGAATAACGAAAGATACGAGCAGATTATTGATGAAGCGTACAAGAATTACCAAAAATACCCATTAGCAACAAGATACGATCATCGTACAAATCTTCTTTATAAAAATAGTCATAAAGGTTGGTGTATGTTGAATGGTCGTTCTATGATATCTCCGCATCCAACTCGTCATTTAACAAAAGAAGAATTCATCAACAAATGTAAAATCGATTCAGAGTTTTCTCAAGAGTTTGGATTGAAGATTGAGGAGCGAGAATTGAGTTTGGAAGAACGAACTCAATTGGCAAGAGGTAAAGTTGTTCCATTACTCGGTAGTAAAGAAGATTCATATAATGAAGCTGGTATCCCAACTAAACTAATCACACTAACATATAACAACGAAACAATAGAAAGTTATGAATAAGCAAGAGTTTAAATCAGGAATAGTATACCTTCCCTATATTACAAAAATAATTAGTACTTCTATTAATGGTACGACTGTTTGGCACAGTAATAAATTTATTAATTTCTGGTTAAAAATAAAATTCTTTTTTTATAAACCAGAAGCCCTTAAAAAATTAGAAATTTACGCAAATAAAAAAGTCTCTGCAAAATATTATCAATCTATTAAAATTAAAGCAAAATGAATAAGATATCAAATTTGTTTATGAATCTAATTCGTATCATAATACCAAAAACCGAGTTAGAAAAGATTATTGATCATATCAGCACTTTAAAAAACGATCCAGATAACTATGGAAAAATTTCCGCAATGTATCTTAAACTGCATACAATGTATGCTGTAATGATTGGAAAACGTGGCGATGTTAGTATAAACTTTTATTACTCTCAATTTTTCTTTAATCTTCATAAGGATTATAGAGAGAGATATTTTGAACATAAATTAAAACAAAACGAAAATGAATAATATAGACGAACGAATAAAAGAAGGAGCTAAATTAGCACGTAAACACGAAGAGCTACGTGATCAAATTCTAAATGATCCTAATATGCCACAAGAGATAAAAGATATTATCATTGAGAATAGAATACCTGATGATAAGATTGTTGATTTAACTGATGGTAGAAGAATAAAATACATTAACCCTGATACATTTGAAATTGAATATGAATAATATAGACCGTCAATACCAATCACTCCTCCAAGATATACTTGACAAGGGTATCACTAAAAGCGATCGTACTGGTACTGGTACGCTATCAGTATTTGGTAGACAGATCCGTCATAAGATGAGTGAGGGGTTTCCACTCCTAACAACAAAAAAGATGGCTTGGAAGTCAATCGTAACAGAACTACTATGGTTCTTACGAGGTGATACTAACATCAAATTCTTAGTGGATAATGGTTGTCATATTTGGAACGGAGATTGCTATAAGAAGTACTATACTGAATGGAATAAAAGTATTCCAGGTGATGGTATATTTAGTTCTAATGAGTATAAATCACCAACAAAATATGAATCAACTAATTTTAATCAGGAAGAATTCATCAACAAAATCAAAACAGATGATGAGTTTGCTAAGAAGTGGGGTGATTTAGGACCGATTTACGGTAAGCAGTGGAGAAATTGGAAAAAACCAATTAAAACTATCGGTGACCCTAAACCATCGCAACAACCAATTGACCAAATCGCAAACCTAATTAATGACATCAAAACAAATCCTGATTCAAGACGTTTAATGGTTAATGCGTGGAATGTAGGTTATTTAGAAAAAATGACGTTACCACCATGTCATTATGGATTTCAAGTTTATACAAGAGAGTTGAGTTTGGAAGAGAGGCTTAAGTTGTGTAATGTAGATATTGATACAGATATTGATGAAGCTATTAAAAAAGATAGTAGAGACATTATAAAAAAATACCTAGATTACACTAATACCCCAACACGAGCAATCTCTCTAATGTGGAACCAACGCAGTGTTGATACATTCCTTGGTTTACCATTCAACATAGCATCTTATGGACTACTATTAGAAATTATAGCTAAGGTAGTTAATATGGTACCTGATGAATTGATTGGCAACTTAGGCGACGTACACCTTTACAATAACCACATTGAACAAGCAAAAGAACAGATTGGTAGAGAGTTGAGTTTGGAAGAACGAGTTGAATTGTTCATAAAACAAAACAATGGTTCACATCCTTACGATATTGAAATGTTGGATGATTATAATATCCTAACTAGAACAAGAGAACCTTATGAATTACCATCATTAAATATCAACACTGAATTTTGGCAAACAGAAAGTGGTGAATGTGGTATAGGACTACTTAGTACAGACGGATTTATTTCAGCCTTATCTAATGATGCTTTTATAAAATGTTTATTAGAAGAAGATATACAGTTAGGAAACTATCAATCACATCCAGCAATTAAAGCACCTTTAAGTAATTAATATAAATCATAAAATAAAAACAACAGTTATGGCAAAACAAAAACAATCGACAAAAAATTTAAGCGGTAGAGGCTACGATTACGAAGAATTTAGAACTTCGATCTTAAATCTATTAAATAACTATTTGCTATTGACCACTCAAGAACGTAACGATATCGTTAAAATGGCTAAAAGATTTTAGTGGCCAGAAAATTCTTTATTGATAACCAATCAGTTGCGCACATTGGTAATCAATCAGTTGCACACAACTAATTGGAAATTAACGATATCACTTAAAAAATAAATTTTTTTATATCAAATAGTTGTCGTAATTTTAACTTATATCACAATCAAAAAATGTTATTTTAAAATAAACTTTAGCACCAAAAAATTAAATTTTTTTATTTCATTTAGCTATCGTATATTTACTATATAACATTAACAAACAGATCTTTGAACATACTGTTATCCATTAACGAGGCTTCGGCTAAGTTATAAATAACATTCGGCTGCATATAGTCGTTAAATAAACCGGGAAACCGGTATAAAGTGAGATCAATTGCTAAAATGATCTTGCGCCTTGTAAAAGAGGTCGAGTATGCACACGGAATATCTATCAACCTTGATTATCGAGGGTAACACTGTAGAGAAAGTGGTTGATAGACTCGGTGACTGTGGGTCATTGAGTTGAGCTTGGAAAAACAATAAGAATAATCCGTACGGGTACATGCAAAAAGTTTGGTTATCCGATCAAATCATTGCGTTGCTCATTGTTGGAACGTAGTCTTAAAGCCGAAAGGCATGATAAAAAACAGGTGGTGCTGTTGTTATCCTATACAGTTGCTTACCAAAGCGCGGTATCGAAGATTACTAACAACATCGAGGTAGGGATACTTCATAAGGTAGTTGAATATCTACCCTGACAAAATCGGGGCCGGTTCAGCGGTGAGCCACTACCTTTACAATCCACAAGCTAAACTTTGCTTTTTGACGCAAATCAAATTAAACAAAGCCAAAGCGCTCACCAGCTACGGACGAAAGATGCCTACACAGTAACGAGTTGTTCGTTGCACTAAGAGGTCGCAAGCCAATTAGTAGTTTTCCGAAAAGGTCGTAATCTCGCAAGGATTAGTCAGCGCGGCAGTGTTGAACGATTAGAGTAAGAAGAGAGTAGTCCAAATAAAAGTAGCTCAAGGGGTGATTAGTCTAACTAATCGGCATTGTCGGAATAGTTTTCAAAAGAAACTGGACAAAGGGGGAAACAAACATAATCCTCGCAAAGATTCGACACACAAAGCTATAGTCTCAGGCTTTTATTTTTACATTAAAGGTTAGTGTGGGTTCGATTCCCACGAATGTAGCATAATTACGCATATTTATAAACGTAAAATTAATCATGGCACGAATATTAACACATACAGCAACTTGGCAAAACGAACGTAGAAGTACGTTGCTGGTGGGGTATTGCTTTAGTTCGATTAATGCGGACGTGCAAGGCAAACCGAAAATACCAGGGCTATGTGATACTAATTTAGGATAAACTCTAAATAAAAAGAAATTACAAAAGCCCTGGTTCAAAAAATCAGGGCTTTTTTTATTGGTGCTCAAGCTAACTTGGTAGAAGCGGAAGACTGAAAATCTTCAGGACTCGGGTCGGAACCGAGGGGTACCACACAAATTATAAAAACAATGAAACGAAAACGAAAACATATTAATTACCTCCATAGCTCAATTGGCTAGAGTAGCTGACTCTTAATCAGTGGGTTCCGAGTTCGAGTCTCGGTGGGGGTACTAAAAGTAGATACCCTCGTAGCTCAATTGGTAGAGTACGTGGCTTTTAACCATGGGGTTGTCGGGTTCGAGTCCCACCGGGGGTACATAATAGATAAAATAAAACTAAATTAAAATGAAAAAAATATTTGATGCCTTGTAAGACTAAAACCCTTACAAATGAAATCTATTCAAGAGTATACCACTACTGTAAACAGAAGTGTTTATAACAAGGTACACAAAGAAAGACACGCTCGTTGCTCATATTGCAAATGGCATGGTCCACATTCAGAGAATGATAGTTGGAAATGTTATTACAAAAGTGACTACAACGGCAAAGCTAAAGAAAAATATCCTAATTGGAAATTAGTTTCTAAAAATAAAAAACAGTGGATGAAAAAAACACTGATTTTTGAAAATGTTACAAATTCCCATGGTCGTTGGACTTACTGGATTAACATTAAATGGCATAATAAAATTAGGCCAAAATAGATCATTGACATATTGGTATTATATGCGGGTATAGTGAAATGGTATCACGTCGCTCTCCAAAAGCGCTATTGTGGGTTCGAATCCTACTACCCGTGCACCTTGCTCTCGTAGTTCAATGGAATTAGAACACTTCACTACGGATGAAGGGGTTGGGAGTTCGAGTCTCTCCGAGAGTACGAATAAGGTCGAGTTGGTCGTGGCGGCCGATAGATCTGCAAAATCTATGGCGTGAGTTCAATTCTCACCTTGACCTCTTAATTATCGAGAAGTAGTACAATGGTTAGTATCTGTGGTTTGGGACCATGGGATCTCGGTTCGAGTCCGGGCTTTTCGACTGAAATGGGGATGAAGCTCTAGTGGATGAGCACGTGCTTTGCAAGCATGAGGTTGTGGATTCGAGTTCCACCTTCTCCACGCCGGTAAATTGTAAGTAGGTTTCCATATAAACTAACTTTCAGGTTTGAGTCGCAGCTGTACCTTAAACAGCTGACAATTAGAAGATTAGCTCAGAGGCAGAGCATCGCCCTTACATGGCGAGGGTCGGGATTTCAAAATTCCCATCTTCTACAACAATTGCGGGTATAGCACAACGGTTAGTGCTCTAGTTTTCCAAACTCGAGATGTCAGTTCGATTCTGACTACCTGCCACTTAACTTTTAACTACGATGGGCTAATATGAGGGTTCAAATCCCGCCGTTCCCACTAACGAAGGATTGGTTTAGCGTAGTTTTAAACTGCTACATAGTGTAATGGTAACATATTTATATAAAAAATAGACTTATATGCACTTTATAATATATCGCATCACTAATATTATAACTGGAACTTTTTATATTGGAGTGCACAAAACTAAAAATATAAATGATACGTATTTAGGCTCTGGTACTCTTATAAGAAAGGCAATAAGAGAATATGGTAAAGAAAATTTTACTAAAGAAATTTTAGAAGAATTACAAAGTGAAGAAGAAATGTTAAAGAGAGAAGAAGAAATTGTCACTAAAGAATTTATACAAAATAATGATGTTTATAATATTATGGTAGGCGGAGGATATGGTAGTAGAGAAAAAAATGGTCTAACTTTTATTAATAAGAAACATAGTAAAGAATCAAGAAAAAAAATACAAGAAAAGCGCAAAGGAAAAAAGCTCAGCGAACAAGTTAAATTAAAAATGTCTAAAAATCATTTTTCTAAAAAAGATCAAGAAGCACATAGGGAAATAGCAAAAAAGGCCTCAAGATCTAGAAAGAATATTAAAGACGGTCTTTCTGCAGAAACAAAAGAGAAGATAAGAAATGCTATACTTATTAAGACAAGAAAAGCTGATTATATATCTCACAATAAAGGTTTAAAAAGAGAAAAAATAAAGTGTCCTTTTTGTAATAAAGAAGGATCGATGAATACTATGAAAAGGTGGCATTTCAATAATTGTAAAATTGTCCCGTAGTAGAACGGTTATTATGCCAGATTTTGGCTCTGGAGATGAAGGTTCGATTCCTTCCGGGACAACCATATCTATATTAATTCGACCCCTTCTGTAGCATCAATAAATTGGAGAGTCCTAAAGGAGTAGTTAGCTGTCTTGAAAACAGTGAAGTCGGTAACACGGCGTGGGGGTTCGAGTCCGTCACTCTCCGCTAAATCTCTGGGTGACTAAAAGACGTACCTGACTTTTAACCGCCGAACCTGGGACCGGTAGGGGTAGCACATAGGAGATTTTTTTACATGGGTCTATAAGCTTTAAGGTGAAGCGTAAGTTTGTGGCACTTAAGAACTCGGTTCGATACCGTGATAGACCCCGGCCCCATGATAAGACCTGGTACGTAACAGGCAGATAGAAGATTATGTCTCGGTTAGACTGGTTTTGCTTTTATCAAATCTGGAGAGTAAAACAGTGAGGTTGCTGTCACCGCCTGCTAAGCGTGTGGTACCCTAAAAAGGTATTTGCTTCGATGCAATGCTCTCCGCACTATATGCTTATGTAGTTCAATGGTCAGAGCACACGCCTGATACGCGTGAAGTTGGAAGTTCGAGTCTTCCCATAAGCACAATACGCTTTCGTAGCTCAGAGGCAGAGCAGGAACCTGTTAAGTTCAAGGTCGAGATATCGTAATTCTCCGAAAGCGCAAATAAGCCGACGTCGCATAGTGGCAATTGCAAGGGACTGTAAATTCCTCCTCGTAAGAGTTCGTAGGTTCGAGTCCTACCGGCGGCACAGAAAATATATAGTGCATATAGTCAATTTTATAGATTATATTTACTATACAATAAACAAATGCTCCTGTCATCTAATGGTTAGGATGTCAGATTTTCGATCTGAAAATGCGAGTTCGATTCTCGTCGGGAGTACAATCGGTCTATTGGTGTAATGGTTAACATGTCTCACTGTCTATGAGAAGACGTCTCGGTTCGAGTCCGTGATAGACCGCTAAAAACTACCTGCTAGTTCAACCAGCGCATGACGTGGATGGTGACTACAGTGGAGAGTAGGTAGTATTTTAATACCCTCATGGTGGAATTGGGAGTCACGCTTGGCTTAAGATCAAGTGGGCCGTAAGGTCCGTGTCAGTTCGAGTCTGACTGGGGGTACAAAAAAAGATAGACACGTTGGAGTGTTTTTCTTAAATGTCTCATATTTATTAGTATGAAACAAATAGATGAAAAACATTTTAGACAAGTTTGTCAAGAATCTAATTCTATGGCAGAAGCTGCAGTTAAATTAGATTTACATTTTAATACCTTTAAAAGGTACGCAATTAAATTTGATTGTTATATGACAAATCAATCAGGAAAGGGAATGACAAAAATCGTTCCACCTAAAATTGATTTACAAGAAATTTTGGAAGGTAAACATCCACATTTTCAAACGTTCAAATTGAAAAATAGATTATTAAAAGAAAAAATAATCGAAAATAAATGTTCTGTGTGTGATATTGAAGAATGGAATGGTAAGAAATTAAATATGGAATTAGACCATATTGATGGGAATAGGACCAATCATAAATTGGAAAATTTAAGAATATTATGTCCTAATTGTCATTCACAAACTGATACATATCGAGCAAAGAATATAAAAAGAATATAATTTAGTGGTGTGGCGCAATGGTTAGCGCAAGATGCTTATACCATCGAGGTTACGAGTTCGAGTCTCGTCATCACTACCGGGTCACTTTTTGTACCTTGAACATATTTATAATAAATAATAGATATGCCAAGACAAAAACACAAGTACCATTTCATTTACAAGACAACAAATCTTAATAATGGAAAGTACTACATAGGAATGCATTCGACTTCTAATTTTAATGATGGTTATTTAGGAAGCGGAGACAAACTTAGAAGATCTATAAGAAAATATGGTAGAGAGAATTTTAAATTAGAGATCTTAGAATTATTTAACGATAGAGAATCGTTAGCTAAAAGAGAAAGAGAATTGGTGAATGAAGGTTTACTAAAAGACCCGATGTGTATGAATTTGGCTCCCGGCGGAGTAGGTGGTATTTTTAATGAAGATCATCATGAAAAAATGAAAAAAGGTGCTTCTAAGCGACTTAAATTAATGTGGAAATCTAAAGATTATAGAGATAAGTTTGTAGTACTAGGATCTCAGACATTTAAAAGATTACATAAAGAGGGTAAAATTAAATATGATACGTTCACTAATAAGACCCATTCAGAAGAAACAAAAACAAAAATAGGTAACGCAAATGCATTAAAACAAAGTGGATCATCTAACTCTCAACATGGAACGATGTGGATCACAAATGGAGTTGAGGATCAAAAAATAAAAAAAGATTCTAAAATACCAGAAAATTGGTATAAAGGAAGAAATTAATACATTGCGGGGTAGAGAAGTGGTCATCTCGTGACTCTCATAAGGTCAAAATCGCTAGTTCGAATCTAGCCCACCGCAACAAAACACTGACTGACTCTCAGGCTGGTTGTCGACAAACCGAATGAGAAAAAAGCAGTAGCACCCTCGGCCGATGCATCGTAAAACTTCAATAAAGCCGTTAAGATTGGGACGAGACGGGTATCCCAACAGTGTTTAATTTGGCACTATAGCTCAAAGGCAGAGCGCCTCATTCATATCGAGGAAGTTGAGATCTCAGAATTCTCTAGTGCTACACAAGGTCGATTAGTTCAGCTGGTCTAGAACACTTGATTTGTAATCATGAAACCTCGGTTCGAATCCGAGATCGACCTCAAAAATAGGAGGAGGTGGGCTTGGAAGTAGCCATCCTTTAAAGAGTTGTCCCCCCTGTGGGAGCGTACAGACAAAAAGTCAATATCCTAGGAAATCGTTATGGGATATCGCACGTAGGTCGTAACGAGCCTCGTATCTTGGTGTAACAACACACTCCTATTTTAATGCGGAAGTAGCTCAATCGGTAGAGCGTTACTTTGCCAAAGTAGAGGTTGCCGAATCGTACTCGGTCTTCCGCTCGATATACAGCTGAATATGTGTGTGGAGTTGCAATCGTCGAAACATGTATTGAACATCATGCCGCCTGTCAGACTTCAAGACTCGAGGAGACATGATTGCTGTTATTATTTGGTCTCGTAATTCAATGGAAGAATGTCTCCCTTCTAAGGAGAACGTTGGGGATTCGAATTCCTCCGAGACTACAAAAATTAATATTATGGTAGTAACATATATTGTAAATGTTATTTTTATTTTGTTTATTTTATTTATAGTATGGTTTATAATCTGTTCTATAATTTATAGAGAGAAAGATGGTGATGATTTTTCAGGACAAAGTGATAGACAAAAAAAGAATGACGATTATAATACAGACTACTACCCATAATAAAATAGTCAGGTGGCGGAATGGTATGCGCAATGTGTGGGCAAGTAAAATCCACTTATCACTTACAGGTTCGAATCCTGTCCTGACTACGATGACACGCACGACAACCTGGAACGGGTCGACACTGAACAGGCTCTGTGAATGAACATAACAAGTACCTCACTTGTGCGTAGGTAAATTTCAAGCTTGTTTGACCGTGGGGAAAGGCCCACTTTATGCCCCGATGGTGGAATTGGTAGACACACCGCACTTAGGATGCGGCGCTTCGGCAGTGAGAGTTCGAGTCTCTCTTGGGGCACTGGGTTAATTTATCAATAACTGCAAATAACATTTTATGAAAAAAGTATACAAGACTTTGATAAGCAACGAAGCGATAGAGGTTATAGATTATATCCAAGCTTATTTAAATGCTCACCAAGACGTAGAAATCTTAATAGGATGTGATTCTCAAAATAGAAAAAAAGAGACTCTCTATGCGATCGTAATTGGTCTTTACAGACCTGGTAAGGGAGCTCACGTACTTTATTCTAAATTCAATACGATTAGAGAGCGGGATAATACCAATAGATTGTTAAATGAAGTGTGGTATAGTGTAGAGATAGCAGAAGAGATTAGAAAAACCACTAACGTTAAAGCTACGTGGATAGATATAGATTTAAATCCCGACCCAAAATATAAATCAAATGCCGCTCTAACTAGTGCAGTTGGTATAGTGACAGGAATGGGATATTCTGTAAGACATAAAGGAAATTCACCAATTATGACTTATGCTGCTGATAATTTAGTGAAATAGATAGTTGTTACGATTTATCAATCAGTTATATATATGATTAAATTATATATATAAAGCGTTGGTTTTATTGACCAAAATTCTTTATTGGAAACCAATCAGTTACACATTAATTAAAAATATATATGTAACTGGTTGGTTTTTAATTTGCATTTTTTAAAATAAATTTTTTTATATCAAATGGTTGTTGTAATTTTACTATTGATGACTGACAAAACAGTCACGTTATGATTATTATGAATACGAATGAATTATCTCTATTTGAGCTTAACGATTTGTATCAAGCGATATCAAATGAAACCGCGACCACCCGGGAATTGTCGAAAACTTACGGTGGTTATTTTACTGAAATATTACCGAGAATGGAAGCTTTAACGTTAAAAATACAAGTTGCCTTAGATACTAAAATAGCAGAATCGGAACTTGACAAGCTTTTGATGACCTTTATTAACCAAAAAAACAATCAATAGTTATGAATACGACACAATTAGATTTATCGAAATTAGCTAAATCGCTGTACTTTAAAGAGGTTACCGTAGACAAGTATCGATTAAACTTCCTCAGAGAGCTGAATAAGAGGACGGTCGTAGATAAAAGATCGGAAGGTTTCCACTGTTGTTACTGCGCTAAATTAAGCAAGCAAGAAGTTGCATTTTCTCAAACGAACATAGTAATTTTTCCTTTCGGCAACAAAGAAGAGTTGTGGATAGTTAATTCTCACTACGACGGGTGCCGGGGGTGGGATTAACACTCGCACAATTATAAAAAAAGTATTAACGCAATTACATTAATAATGAGGAAAAGAAAAAGATCAGATAGGAATCACTTAATATACGAATTAGTTAACACAATTAATAATAAAAAGTATGTTGGTGTAACAGTATGTATTGGTCGAGCTTACAAATACACAGCTATCAGAAGGTTTCAAAAACACGTGTTTAGAGCCAACAAAGAATCTTACGATTGGGCTTTATATAAAGACATGAGAAAATTTGGACCAGACGTGTACGATATATACGTAGTGTGCGTAGTGAGGGGAAAATCAGAAGCTCATCGAATAGAAACTAATATGCTGCAAAGCTTAGAATATAAATTAAATTCAACACACAAATAAAAAAACAAAACAGTTATGAAAACTTACAAGTCATTTAACGAATTAAACGGTAACACTCTCGCAGAAGGGGACATTGTCGTATTTAATGGAAATAACTATTTCGCTCCCACCAATCGCGGATCGTTTCTTTCTTCAAGAACTACTGCGGTAAGCAACGATAGACCGTTCGTAGATGCCGGCTTTTCCACGGCGCGTCTAATCCGTAAATTAGCAAACTTAGCGTACGGATATACGCCGAGTAATGGAACATGGCCTCCAGCTGCAGCAAATGATTACGAAGCTCTAACTAGATTGGTGTTAGTGCTGTTTCAATTTTTAGAGGGTAAAGAAAAAGCGGAAGTGAACATCGACGGAGTGAAGTTCTTCGTAGACAAATCAGCAAATAAAATAAAAGTCGACCCAATCGATAAAGTAGAAGTGTCCGTAGAATTCGTTAAGAGAGCGCATGAAGCTGCGTGCTCAGCGTGGAAAAAGAACATAGAAAACGAGTTTCCGCATTTATTTATGAACGATACGCAATTAATTCAAAAAGTCGTAGATAAAGTTTTATCAGACTCTGGCGCTAAGCTATATTTTATACATCTTATTAACTTAGCGAGACGAGGAGACATTTCCATCGCGCGTATAGGAGGTACTCGCGAATACATAGTTAACGTGCCTCTTCCTTCTGCAAACACGGAATGGACTTTTGAAGTTTTTGAATTCGTAAAAAAATTCTGCGACGTCTATAAGATTGAGAATCCAAAGCATTTTGTGTATCCAACACACGGTATGCACAAAGATCTATTGCCAAGCGATAATAACTTTATGCAAATTAAAGTCGCAGTAAGATAAACGTATTAAAATACAATAAATAATTATGATACAAAAATTTATAAAATCGGTAACTCTTATTGCGCTGCTATCTTTTATTGCTTCTTCATGCACAAACGAACGCGATTACACAATAATTCAAAAGTCGTTGATAATATCAAATCCAAATTTAGCGGAATATACGTATAGAACGAGCAACCATTTCGACGGTCCAATCGATTTTGTTGATAGCGCAAATCGTTACGTTATAGGAGATGACATTAGAAAATATATGTTAAACAATTCAAAATAAAAACCATGAGTAATTTTAATCAGTTGTGCGTTTGGCCTGGTACCGTAGTAGGTCAAGAAAATATTGAAGACTTTGAATCTTTCTTTTTGAAAGAGATGAACGTTAGAGTTAAGTACAGCGAAGAAGTGAAAACGAATCCAGAACTCGGAGAAACCTTAGAACAATCCGGAGGCAGAAACGATTTGTTTTTCTTTGTACACGACGAAGACGTGGCAAAATTTGCTATTCCTCGCCTACAGATGGGTATTAGGTGGTGGGAAGACGTAGTATCTTACAACCACGGTTCGTATCTCTACACTAAAGAAACGTTAGAAAAATATCCGATCAATTGGTAAAAATATAAATTATGAATTATCATATAATAACTAATAGAATAACTAATGAGCGGAAAAAAGAAATTGGGAAGATAATTAATGAACTTATCTATTCTACCTACGATAGCGGAGTTTATTGGCAAGATATATACGATCACACTCAATCTCACGCGATATACGGAATACCGAAAGATAAAGTGGACGATTACAAATATAAGCTTAAAAAACTGGGCGCAACCAGATTTAGAGTCGTTAAAAATAGCGGCAACCCAATCCTTTGTTTCAACGCAGAAAAAATAAAATAAGTATATGAACATTCCATCTAGAAAAAAAACAACAAAACAAAACGTAAGAAAATTTTTTACATCAACCGCCGTATCGACCGTAACAGATTCGGATATCCTTGGAGATATTGCTGGTTCATTGATCGGCAGTATGTTTAGTAATTCTGACAGTTCTTCGTCAAGCGATAGCTTTTCGTCAAGTGACAGCAGTTTTGACGGATTCGGAGGCGGAGATAGCGGAGGCGGTGGAGCCACCGGAGATTGGTAATAATTTAAAAATAAATCAAGAGTGATAAATTTTAAAGTCAGATTAAAAGAACCACCCGGATATAATTTCGGCGTATGGACTTCTTATTTAGAACTTTACATACTAAACAAAAAAGTTTGTGAATGGTTCATGAGTGCTCACCCAAATATTACTAAAAAGAAAAAACTATAGTTATGCCAAACATGAGTTATTGTAGATTCGAAAACACACTAAACGATTTACGAGATTGCTACCAAAACATGGACTCCGACGATGTTAGTCAACGGGAGTTTTACAAGAGAAAACAACTACTCGAATTGTGTATCAGTATATCAAAAGAATACGAACACTTACTAGACTTGGAGTACGAGGAAGATATAGATGAAGACTAGTGTTCGGATTGAGTGAAAAGATAAATTTTTATTTTCGGTAAACATTGAGTATATTTGATTATGATGAATAAGAATGCTACCGAGTTTATAGCTCTAGTAAAAGACGAGTGTAAAAAGCACGGCATAAAGTGTAAGTTAAAAAATACTTCTTACGTGAAGTTAGAAGGAGACATTAAGTGTAGCGGGTACTTCGACGAAACTGGCAGAGAACTAGTAGTTTCAATGAATAGAAAAGACAGCTTAGAGATACTTGTGCACGAATACGCTCACATGACCCAATGGTTGGAAAATTGTGAACCTTGGAGAAAAGGTTTAACTTCTATAATTCGTTTACAATCTTGGTTAATGGGAGAAGATGTGCTAAGAATTAGGTATCACGTTAAGAATTGCATCAACTTAGAATTGGACAACGAAAAGAGATCCGTCAATATCATTAAAAAATATAATTTGCCAGTCAATATTACAAAGTACAAACAAAAAGCAAATGCTTACTTGTACTTTTACGGTTATTTGATTGAGACCAGAAAGTGGAGCAAACCAAGTAACTCTCCGTACAAGAACAATGTTATAGTAAAAGCGATGCCTAAAAGATTTGTGTCTAATTACCTAAACGCGCCAGAGAAAATAATCGAAGTGTTTAGAGCGCAACAAGTATAGTGACCAAATAATTAAATTTTTTTATCTTCAATAATTCGTATAATATTGAAGTATTGTTTAACAATTAAATGCAGGTTACACCATGAAAACAAGCAGCAACAGACCGAGCAATTACGAAAAGCGTAGCTACCTTCAAAAGGCGGCGATCGTTAACCGTAAACTCCGTCAAGGTGACATCACCAAGATCGCAGAATCGGTGGGTTATTCAACAACTCACGTGAGCGATGTGATTTCAGGTAAGCAGTTCAATTACACAATTTTGAACCGAGCTTTCGACATGACTCGCGGTAGAAAATCCAACGCGGTACGTTTGGCCGAATTTGAAGCTTAATTTTTTAAGTTTATTTTTGGTTAGTTATCAAGGACACCTTAATCGGTGTCCTTTTTTCGTTTATACGTACTTACCACAAGCTCGCCATTTAACATTTTTTGTATACGTTAATAAACATTAGCATGATTATTACGCGCTGATGGTGAGCTCCTAATGAATGATATTAACGCGTTGATAACCAATCAGTTACACATTATAAAAAAGAATATCTATAACTCATTGATTTCCAATGGAGAATTTTTTTGAAATATTTTTTCGTTTCAAATAGTTTTCGTACATTTACCCTGTAAGGGCCAATCGTAAGTATTAATATTAATTAAATTTTATATATGAAGAATGTAAAAAGTATCGATGTAAAGTTCGGTAAATTATACAACAACCCAACTTTTAACAACTTGTTTAGTAGGTGGAAACGGGAGTTGATTGAGAACGTGTGGATAAACATGAGAGTCAATCACACGCATTACGCAGACATTAAAAGAATGGCATCTGCGTTCGGTTACGAAGTTAAAGAAAATAAATAATTAAAAAAACAAAACAAAAACAAAATGACACACTCAGTAATTAAAACAGAAAACTATCTACTTGTTGTAGATGAATCAGAGATTAAAGATACAAATTGGATTTACTATAAACATTTTGGAGAGGATATTGTATGTAAATATGATAGAATGAATGGCAAAAATACAAACGTAAATGAACACAAACCATTCTATCAAAAAATCATCTATCACCTACCACTAAATGCCCCCATACTTGAAGGAGTGCCTTTGTTGCCACCATTAGAAATAGTGAGATATGATTTTGCTGAAATGTTTTATAATATTTGTAAAGCTACCTACCCTAATTTTGATGAATGGATAGAAGCAAAAGAATACAACAAAGCCAAAGCCCTCCAACAACCAAAATATCCTGTTGCTTTTGAGTGTGAAATGATAGATAAAGGTGAAGAAGACTGGATTGGTGATGATATTACTGGAGAGCCATTTTGGAATCAAAAATTAGAACCCAAAACAATCACCAACTCACAGGGATTAACACAATTAGTAGGTAAATACATTTATTGATAACAAACACAAACTATGCCAAAGTACAGGGTTTACGAAATCGAAGAAGATAAAGTTATGATTACGGGCGTTTATAAAACGAGGGCGGTATTAAGAGCAATATGGGATATTGATTTTGATACGCTTGAGGAAGCCGAAAAAAAGATTGTAGATTCATTATTAGTGAGAGGCAACTATACGATTCTACCCATCTATCATTAATAAAAACCATAATTTATGGAAAACACAACAAAAACAATCAAACAAATTACTGATTTCTTAGCTGAAAACGGTCTCACAAATGTTAAAGAAATTAAAGTGGAACCTTTTGCAATTGGTGCTTATGTTCACCAAAATATCACGATAACATTTTATGAGCCAAAAAGTATTTAGTAAATACATTTATTAAAATAAAACTTCAATATGAAAAAAATTATTAAAGGAATATTACATTTTGTTTCTTGCTTTTTAACAGGAGCTATTATAAAATCTCTTTGGATATCACACGGTGATGATTGGAAAATATTGCTGCCATTGTTTTGCATTTGCATAACATTAATAAACGCAATAGATTTAGATGATGCTAAATAAAACAAACACACTATGAAAGGAATATACCTAACCGAAGAAGCTAAGAAAGAGATTGAAGCTAAGATAGCTGAACTTGAAATTGATTTGGAAAATCATATACAACATTGCAAAATGACTGGTTCTGATTATGACTATCAATTTGAACAAGGAATAGAGATATATAAAGAAATACTATCTTCAGCAACAATACTTCCTGTTGAAGAAAGTTGGTATAAAGTAATAGAAAATGTAGAAAATGATTCACAATCTTTAATACTCCAAACACCCTTTATTATGAAATCTTTATATAAACAAGGAGTGATTATTAAAAAATAAAAGTATGCAAAATTACAAAATCTTAGGACAAAAGTACGGAGTTACGATCACTAAACCGTGGAGCAAAGAGATGTACGAACACAACGACACCGTAGCCGACTTCATGAAGGAAAATATATTCACGGCCCTCACCGCTGCATATAATCAATGTAATAGCAATTTGCAAATCCAATTGGAACACGAAGCAGAAAATAAATTGAGATACGTAGCAAAGTCTTTGTGTGGTTATGGATTCGGCTCATCTTACAGTATAGACGATATATACTCAGAGGCTTGTAAGGAGTTAGATAACGTACAAAATTACTGGTTAAACGAAATATACCAAGATTTGGTTAAGTTGGACTACGTTAGACAGTTGGACGTTCTAATGATTGGGTACGAAAAATAATATTTTACATAATCGTAAACTTACTATATATGCACAAAGCTAAACTACAAAACGAAAAGAGGCTAGATCAAATCAGAGACGGTGCGTACGATGGTAGGTACAAATCAAAAGTGATACCAAACAAGAAAAAATTGGCCCAAAAAAATTGGGCAAGAAATTCAAAATCCACCAAAAAAATATAGTATGATAGCAAAAATTAAAATTGTAAATTACTTAACTAACGAGGTAGTGAAAGACGAAACTGTAAATAAGCCATTCACGCTAAACGAAATGGGAGATTGGGCATATCGAGCGAGCATAAAGTTCTGTGATCTGTACCCAGATTGTGGAGTGACTATATCTTACCAAGACGGAAAAAGTTTTATCGCTACGCAGCCGAAGAACATGAGGATAGATGAGGCCATGTATTACGACGGAGAGATGACGTGGGACGAGTACTCAAATAAATGGTACAAGTTCGACGAATCGATGTGCGTAGAGTACCCTGTGGAAGTAGAAGAAGAGAGCATAGATCCTTGGGAATTGGATAAGGCGGATCCATCATGCGATTAACACATTAATAAAAAAATAACTATGGAACAAATACGACCAGCATACGCTACATTTGAACAAGCTAAAAAGCTTAAAGAGAAAAGATTTAATGAAATCTGTTTTTCATGGTATTCAGATGTAGGTGATAGAATACTTTATGGAGCAGCTGAAATGGATTTTAAAGCACCAGAACAATGGCAAGTAGTAGAATGGTTAAGGGTTAATCATGGTATTCACTTAGAAGTATCTTGTGATGTTTATGGAGAATTATGGTTTGTTAAATTAGAGGTGTGTTCAAAAGAAGTTTGGGATGATTTGGATAAAAGACATAAGATATTAACTGCACATCGCAAATTTAATAATCAACATAAATCAAAACAAGAAGCATATAGTGCAGCATTTGATTACATTTTAAATAATTTAATATGAAAAATAAAGAACTACAAGAATTACTCAAAAATTTTCCTGATGATATGGAAGTTTGGGTATCAGATAATGGATATTGCGAAGGCGGTGAAAGATTAAATAAAGTTCAAGTAGTGAAAGCTGTTGACGCTGGTTTAGATGGAGATCAAGTTGGTGATGAATACATTTATGTAGAAGATGACACTAACATTTCAGAGTATTTAGTTAAAGGATATTTCTTATCAGAAGATGGTGAAACTTTATCTAAAGAAATAATCTATTTAAATAATAGTATTTAATATGATAGTGATTACAATTTTTACAGCAATAATTTTAATATGGCTATTAATTGCCTTAAGTAACGCAAGAAAGAATAGAGGGTTATTTAAACAATTGGGTAAATATGGTTATGAACCCATTACACCAGAGTTCTCTTTAGAACAGCTTGATAATCTCCCTTTAGATGATGAAAGAGTTGTTGAAGAGTATAAAAACATAGCTAATATACTTTTTGAAGAATTTGGAATACTTGTATTAACTCTTCAACTGATACCTGGATGGAGGTATTCTATCACTAGTAGATATAAAGGAGACTTCTTAGGTTCAGATAAAAACTATCCAACAAAACAAGAAGCATTACGTGCTGCATTTATTCATGTATTAAGAGAATGGATATGAAATACTTAGTTTCCTGGATAATTTGGAATAGAAATAATCCTGAGTGGAGAGCTATATATAAGTTTCAAAAATGCTCTACTGAAGAAAAAGCAAATAGACTTAGATCTAATCTTTTAAAACAAACTTCTTTTATTGAAGTTTATATATCTAAAATCATATGACACAAATACAACCATCATACGCAACCTTTGAACAAGCTAAAAAACTTAAAAAGATTGGGTTTGACTCATATACAAACATTGGATATTCTGAATCTGGTAAAAAGTATTATCATCAAGGGGGTCAAGAGCCTGTAAAAAATGGACAAAACTACTATGAAGGGCGTGACTATCAAGGTGAACCATTTTTATGTTCAGCACCTGAACAATGGGAAGTTGTAGAATGGCTAAGAATCAATCATGGTATTGAAATAGTTGTAATACCTGATTCAAGTAGTCAATCACGATTAATTTTAAGGAAATACACCTATTCAATATTCACACCAGTGAATGGTGCAAATTTACATTGTCAGATAGGTAGAGATAAAAACAAGAACATTGTTTATTTTATTAACCCACAAGAAGCCTATTCAGCAGCATTTGATTACATTTTAAATAATTTGATATGACATCAGCAAATACAATAGAATACACAATATTTGACAAAAATAATAAAGAAGTTGGACGTCACTCACAAAATATAATGTGTAGTACATGTAATGATGGATTGGAGAAA